TCCAAGTGGTATCAACTTCCTGAAGTTTATCTCTATTTTTAAGAAGAGGAAAATAAATTAAAAAGTCATCTAATTCCAATAATTCAAAAAATTTGTGCATTAAATAATTGTAGTTCAAGCAACTCTTTCTATTTTTGGGCTTATACAATTCAAATGGTTCTTGAATTTCTTCAAACATCATATCTATTTTATGTTCGGCCTCACGAGAAATGGTAATAGGCAATTTACAAGTTAAGAAACAGATAATATGAGTAATATGTTCATAATATTTATTATGACCTAATTTTTTGAGAATATCTCTCATTATTTTGTGATTAATACTATCATTATCTAAACGTAATTTTTTAATTTCTAATTTAATTTCTTCATATATTTCTGGTGGAATATCAATAGTTTCTTTAGCTTGGAACTGATTAATCCTTTCATTCAAGTGATTTTTACGTTTATAGGCAGTATAGTTTTTACTGGCTTGTACTGGTTCTTTATAATTGGGTTTATCTGTGTCTAATAAGATATCATTTGATCTACCACAGGATGTACATACAATTAAACCATCATGTTGATGAACAGTCATTTCAGTTTGACATTCGGGGCATTCTAGGATAGTTTTATGAGATAATTTGTTTGTTGTTTGATTAGTAATTTTAAGATAATCATTTAATAAAGTAGCTTTATTAGAAGTATTAGGATCAGTATCATAATAATTAACGAGAATATCAATGGTATTATAAAAATAATCTAATTCTGCATGATTAGTACTGATTTCTTTAATATTTTTATCTAACATTACTATTTTTTCTTCAAATAATTTTTTTTTATTTGAATTATCTAAATTAGGCTCTTGCTTATTTATTTTTTCTATTTCTTGCTTGTATTTTTCTATTTTTTGATTCCATTTATCAACACTATTATGCTTAGATTGAAAGTTTTCCATCATTTTTTGATGGCATATATCAACGGTGTCTTGAATATTGGCTTGTTTCTTTCTATTTTTATTATTTACAAACGAAGAATATTTCGTAGTTTTTTCTTTAAATGTTGACATGTTATATTAGAAGAAAAAGATTTAAGTAGAAAAGAAAATTGTATTACGTTTGAATAAAAATCTTTAAAATTGATTTTTAACTATTTTAGTTAATATTTAAATACATATACTTATATATATAAAATGGTAAAATATACGTGTTCTAATTGTTTAAAAGATTTTAAACAAAAATCTCATTATGATGCACATAAATTAAAAAAAATACCATGTAATAATACAGTTGAAAAAATAGAAAATTTAATTAATATAATGATAACAGAAAAGAATGATAATATATTATCTATTATGCAAAAAGAAAAAGATAAGGATTTAACAAATTTATCAAAAACAAATTTACTAAATAAATGTAAAGAACTTGGTATTACAAAATATTCTTCAAAAAATAAACAAGAATTAATTAAATTAATTAATAATAATCAAAACAATGATAAAAAAGATGATAAAAAAGATGATATAAAAGATGATAAAAAAGATGATATAAAAGATGATAAAAAAGATGATAAAAAAGATGATAAAAAAGATGATATAAAAATAATTAATTATATAGATTTATTTTGTGGATTAGGTGCATTTCATAAAGCATTTGATCTAAATAGTTCAAATAATATTAAATATAATTGTGTATTTGCATGTGATATAGATAAAGGTATTCAAAAATTATATAATGAAAATTATAATATAATTCCAAGCGGAGATATTACTAAGATAAATATTGATAATATTCCTAATTTTGATATTTTATGTGCAGGATTTCCATGCCAATCATTTTCATTAGCTGGTAAAAAAGAAGGATTTGATGATAAAGAAAAAGGAAATTTATTTTTTAATATTTTAGATATAATTGACATGAAACATCCAACACAAATAATATTAGAAAATGTTAAAAATTTATTATCAATAAACAATGGTATTACATTTAATACAATTATTACTGAACTAAAAAATAGAAATTATAATGTTAGTTATAAAGTAATTGATTCAAAATATTATAATTGTCCCCAATCGAGACAAAGATTATATATTGTGTGCGATAAAAATAAACAGTATATTTTTAAAGATATTAAAAATAAAATTATTCCAGTTTCAACAATTTTAGATAATGTAGAATCTTATTTTGATTATAGTTCTAAGTATTATTTAGAGCAAAATAAAAATAACAATAACAATGGATGTATGATGATATATAAATTAATTAATAAAAATACAAAAAAAGGAGGTAGACAAGGAGAACGTATTTATTCAATTAATTCATGTGGTCCAACAATATGTGCATCATCTGGTGGTCCAGGATCTAAAACAGGATTTTATTATATAAATAATAAAATTAGAACATTAAATGTAACTGAATCATTAAAAATGTTTGGATTTAATAGTGATTATAAAAGAGATAGTATTAAAAATGATAATGATATGCTATTTTATCTAGGTAATAGTATTGTTGTAAATGTATTGTCAGAAATAATAAAAAATTTGGAAAGGAATGAAGTTAACCAAAATAAAAATAGTATTGGCAGTACAACTGCAAAAGGTGGTTTTAATGAAGAAGCCTTTATGATTAATAAATTAAATAATGATTCAAATTTACGAGATAAATTTAGTATATTCATGGGAAAAGAAATTAAGGGTGATGCAAAATTAATAAAAGGAAATAAAAAAAGTGATTTTGAAATCTCAAATATAAAATTTCAACATAAAAAAACTGTTATAGAATTAAGTGATGGATTAACATTACAAAGAAAAGGTGGTGATAATGGAAGAAAAGAAGCTAATAATTTTCAAATAAAATTTATTCCATCTAAATTATCATTAAACAATGCATTAGTATATGAAATATGATTACAAAATATTATAATTCTGATCAATTTGATCTAGATGAAATATGATGAATTAATTTGATTAATTATAATAAAATTCTGATCCTCCAGAAAAACATTTAGTTTTTAATTAATTTTTAATTAAATTTAATTAATTTTTTTATTAATTTGGGGTTAAATATCAAAAAATATTTTTCTGAAACATAGTTATATACTAAAAAATGGGTGGTGGCTTAGTTCAACTCGTAGCTTATGGCGCTTTATAGATCTTGGGCGTCAACAGTAGGCAGCTACTAAGGTTCTTAATATACCTTAGTAGATAAACCTGTGTAAATATTAAGAAAAATTAACAGATGGTTTACGTAACCTAAAAAAGTTAATTTTTTATATAACCTGCTAGTTCTTTTAAATTGTGATTGCGATCATAATTATTAGAGCAAGAATGTCAAATTGCTAGAACCCCCTAAAGCTTTCAATACGAAGTTAGGATAGTAATATACCTAATGGCCAAGAGTAAAAACTTGGACTAGTTTTATTAGATTCAAATCTATTGAAACTAACGTGAAAATTTGAAAGATAGAATAAAGATTTATATCTTTATAAAAACGGGCAATTAGCAGCCAAGTGGCTAATTTTATTTAATAATAAAACGCCATGCAGTTCATCGACTAAACGGCATTCGGGTTCTCAAAATCAAAATGAGAATCATAAGAAATAGTCAGTCCATATGGGAAACCATATGGGTCGTCGCAAGACGTATACCTCACAGGTAATCCTCAAATCACCTTTGAATAAAGGGTTGAAAAGCAACACGCCTTGAATATGTGGATATTTCAAGGATAAATCGTTTAGTAATCCATCTCAAAAATCACGTCAATTTTTGATGTTACAGTTGCTAGTGAATAAATTAAAAAGAATAATAAAAATATAATTTATTTGCGACACTATCAAATTGTCCTGGAAACCCCTAAAGCATTTGTTACCAAATTATGGTAGAAATACACATAATGGCCAAGAGTAAAAACTTGGACTTAAGATTATTTATAATCTTTAAGGTGAAAATACAAATGATGTTAAATTGTTATGAATACCTTACGTAGGTTTAAAAAGTAACAGTTTATAAATGGGCTATCAGCAGCCAAGTCCTAAAGTATAAAGAGTAAAATATAAATATAATAATTTGTAATAATATGGGAATAATATACTTAATAAAAAACAAAATAGATAATAAATGTTATGTTGGTCAAACAACAAGAACATTAAAAAAAAGATGGTCAGAACATTGTAAACAAAATGGATGTATTGCATTACATAATGCAATATTGAAATATACACCTGAAAACTTCACAATAGAACAAATATTTGAAGGAACAAATGATGAATTAGATGAAAAAGAAATAGAATATATTAAACAATATAATTCATTATGTCCCAACGGATACAATATTACTTCTGGAGGTAACTCTAAGAAAGTTCATTGTGAAGAAAGTCGTGAAAAAATGCGACAAAGTAAATTAGGTGTAAAAAATTTTAATTACAATAAACCAAGAACTGATGACACTAAAAGTAAAATTAGTGAAGCTAAAAAAGGAGCAAATCATCATTTCTTTGGTAAAGAATTAACAATTGACCATAAACTAAAATTAAGTCTATCTCATAAAAAAGATGATTTACCAATGTATTTAGTTCATCTTGATCCAAGACCAAAAGTCTATCAAGCAGAAGGATATGCAGTATTAAATCATCCAAAAGGTAAAAAGAAATATTTTACCAGCAAATTATTAACATTAGAGGAAAAATTAAAATTAGCGTCAGATTATCTAAATCAGCTAAACTCTTTATAAAATGGATGCAGTTCAACGACTAAATGTTAGTGGGTTTAAAAATAGTAAATATGAGAATTAAAGAATTATTTTTAGGCTTAAGATATAGTCTAGCCCCCATGGGAAACCATAGGGTATCGCGTTTTCAAGGTTGTCTATCGCAGACACACAAACTTCGCTTCCGAAGCGATCGAACAAACATTCACAGGCACACCAACATTCGGTGCCCGTGCCAACATCCAATTAACACGTAA